CTCCCCCAGTTGCACCACCTGCGGTTGGAAGATATGAAGCTCCAGACTTACCTGAGTTTGGATTATACTCAAAGTACTCATCCATTTCTGGACTGAGTGAATTTACTGGTTCACTACTATTCAGTCTGGCAAGATTTGGGTCTTTCTTTCTAACCTGACGAACGTACTTGATCTTCAGTGCATCAATGTATCTCAGTTCTTGGATACCTGCTTGTGGATTTTTAAGATCAATTACCTTGTGATAATAAAGTCTTCCATCAACATACCAGTTACGGAAAATCTCATGGGCTTTGGAGTCAAAATCCAGGAGATCCTTAATATACTTAAATTCGTCGCGGATAATCTTTTTGATATTATCCCCGACGTTTAAGTTTTGGAGGTCGATCTCAACTGGGCTGTCGCTGAGATCGGAAACAATTGCCTCGTTTACAATATCCTCAATCGCTTCGTCACACTCTGGATGCAGAGACATTTCTCTGTATCTTTTAACGAGATCATACTCATTCCTGAATACACCTTCAATATCAACATATTGTCCATAGAAGCCGCTACTAACATAGTAGTCGGATTTATCTGCCTCGTTCTGCGGAACAGGAGAAACCGCAGACTTAGGCAGATTATCTCCGTCAGCCCCCTCTATGGAGAAACCGAATAATTTAGCCATTTTGTCAGTGTTGTCTTATGGTCTATTTATCAACCAACGACAACCTGGCCATTTTCATTCAGGGCTTCCCACCACTGAACTTGGAATTCTACGGAGAATTCTTCGATAACGTTGTTTTGATCGTAAGAAAGTTCGATCGAAGAAACGTTAGTTGGGAACACGCCATGGAAGTGGTATGATCTCAGGATGGGAACAGTAGCTCCTGAAGTTGCAGGAACACCCGACTGATTAGTGATAGGGGCTCTACCAAGTTGATGAACGTAAGCTTCCTGTTGATAGATGGTTGGATCAACTTCACCTGCGTTATCAGAAACTTTATTGATAACATTCATCCACTTTTCGAAAGCATCTCTGAGAACAAAGTTGCTATCGTTGATGACGGTGATTGTCCATGTATCAAAACTTCTTTCACCAGCGATCTTCAGTTCTCTTCCTCTGAAAGGAACTGAGATTGGAGCAACAATAGAAGCAGGCAGATTAGCTCCCTTTACCAGGAAACGAGTTCTGTCACTCACATCGTTGTCGTCAATTCCCAGGGATGGGAACTTCAGTTCTACCTCAAAGAAGTTAGGGCGAACGCCGCCGCCCAGTAACTTCGACTTAAAGGTATCCAGGGTTCTCGCATTACTCCCTGTATTTGGGATTTGCTGAGGCATTTTTACTTACTCCTGTTAAACGGTTGATGATGTGCTGTACTATTTAATGATCAGACGGTGCCGACCACTTCTTCGAAACTGACTCCAGTGCGGGTAGCAACGAAGGTCAGACCGATGAAGTTGATAGAGCGTGCAGGTTTCACGAAGATGTCGGCACGGAATTCATTCGCGTCGATCACATCAGCAGTGTTGTTGCTCTCATCACAGACAACCAGGAAGTCTGTGACACCTCTCTTCGCTTGAACATCGCGGAGGAAAGGCTCAACGATGTTGACGAAGTTTGCTCTGGTGATTGCATCGTTGAACTCAAACAGTTGAGCACGTGCAGCTCTTTCGATTGCAGTCTCAATTGTGAGGAACAGACGACGAACATTGATTCTGTCGAACGCGGAAGTGTAGGACAGAGCAGTCTTATCACCGAAGAGGATGATACCACCACCAGGAGAAGCGATAACTGGGTTTACTCTCTTGGTGTAGAGAAGATCTCTTTGAGCTTGTGATGGGTTATAAGCAAGTTTAACTGCGTTGTTAACCGTTCCACGGGTTGTTCCAGCGGGCGAGAACCATGGGAATGAATTCTGTGAGGTTCTTGCCATCATTCCAGCAACGTCTGGGTTACATGGGATGTAACGGAACTTGTTGTTGAAACGATCGAAGGTGTACTTATAACCACTGTCCATGACAGCGTATGAGGAGGAGTTAACTCCTTGCAGAGTAGCGAGAACGTTATTTGTTTGGGTATCGCTATTTGTCAGTGGAGCCTGATCATTCAGAACATCAGATCTTCTTGGAGAAATGGTTGCAACGCAATCCTTTCTGTTCTCTGCAATTTGTACCAGTTTGTTAGCCTTACCAACGGTCTCGTCTCTAGTAGAAAGACCAGGACCCATGATCAGGTAGTTGATTGGATACTCTCTTTGATTTGCGAACTGATCATAACCAGTCATCAAATCACCAAGAGTTGTGGTGTAAGTAGGAGCGGTGTAAGTACCGCCGTAATCCTTACCACCTTCCAGTGAGTAGGTTGATCTACCAATACCTGAGAATACAACGCCTTGTGCGTTTTGTCCCCATGCAGATGCGGAAGCAGTGTATGCAGTATTACCAGAAGAGAAAGCAGTTGCTCTTCCAAGTGGTGCATAACCAGGGAACAGATACTCGGAGTTATCTGCGATGTAGTTCTTATAGTAAGAAGGTGAATTAAACTGTACAGCGTCCTTAGCCTTAGACAGACTGAGATACTTCTCAAGAATTTGTCCAGATGTTCCAGACTGTTTTCCGTCATCGTCAACAACTACAACATGAACCTCGTCAAATCTTGAGTTTCTTGTTGAAGCATACTGAGAAGTTCCAGGCTTAGGAGCGATGTTCTTCCAGTATACTGTTGAGTTGTCAAGGTTCAGTGTTTGAGCCTCATACCAGTCAGTTGCAGTTGATGGAGTGAGAGCTGAGTTGGTAGTAATACCAGTGACCTTCATAAGTTCACCAGTGGTTCCAACACCAACAGTTTTAATTCTTACATAGTCGTTAACATCAATACTTCCCAGAGCATTGACATCAATAACGGTTGATGAACTTGAAGCTTGATCCACTCTTACTGTGGTTGCTACACCATCACTTGACAGGACATATACTGATGTACCATCGTTGTGCGCAGCTTCGGTTGTACCGTCAATACCTCTTGTAGAGAAACCAACGAAACCAGTTCCAGAGACAATAGTTACACCAACACCAATCAGTTCTCCACCGATCAACAGAATGTTAGCCGTTGAGGATCCAATAGTGTTAATGCCAGTAGTGCTGGAGAGGTTAACACCAGTTGCACCAATTGCAAGTGCCTGTCCACCAGCTTGGTCAATGGTGAGAGAAGAACTTACAGTATTGTAGAGATAAAGTGATTCGTTAGTCTGTGCTGGACCAACATTTGTTCCACCAACATCTCTTGTTACTGTGATTGAAGTTGTTGCAGCACCAGTTGCACCAACAATATTCAGAACTCTTGATGTCTTGAATTCAAAAGCACCACCTTTTTCGTATTCTGCATTAGTAACAGATCCGGCAGTCGAAACTTGACTTACAACCTTTACATCGATGCTTGAAGCACCAACACCAGTAACGATACCCTTCAGGTGACCGTTCAGTGTCAGTGAAGTTCCAATACCACCAATCTGAGCACCACCGAAAGCCTGAGTAACTGCAGCACCAACAACGATACCTGATGTTGTAATACCAGTGAGAGTTTGGTCTGACTGTGCGTCAACGACACAAACTTTAAGACCGTTAGCCCAAGTTCCAGGGTTTTTAGCAGCCCAATACCAATTGGTAGGGGTGTCGTTACCGTTATAATACTCTTCTAAGTTCTTAAGTTTTAAAGTGGTTACGGAAGATCCAGAACCAGTTGCAACAGCAGCGTTAGCGTTGCGGAGGTTCGTACCATCAGTTCTTACAACTCTCAGGACACCGCCATATGAGAGGTAAGAAGAAGCACTCATCCAGTATTCATATTGATCACTGGTTTCTTGTGGCTCACCAAAAGTGTCAACCAAGTCTTTCTCGTTTTCAATGAGAATGGGCTCATTGACAGGACCTTTAACAAATGGTCCCGCAATGGCGCCAGTCTGGTCACTTACGCCTGTAATTCCGCCACGGGTAAGGTCAACTTCCCTTACCTTAATTCCAGGAGATACTAAGCCTAAACCAGCCATCTGATTTCCTCTAGAA